CATTTCACCGAGTTGGCTAACCAGCTCTCGAACGCTAGCGGGTACGCCGGGCGCACCGCCCGGCAGTGGAAAGCTCTAAAAGCGGTTAAAGTAATACTGACGAATGCCCCAACAAAATATCAGGCAGGTACCGTGCCCAAAGTGTGGAAAAAAGCTGCTAAGCCATCCGCCGCTTAGCGCCCACGATTGCCGCCCACGCCCCTATAAAGGCAAAACACGCGCCCGCTGCCGTGGCTGCGGGGCACGTTTCGTCCTTGGGCCTAAAAAGGGCTAGGTGCCGTTGATGCTGCGCTGGGCACCGGCGACATTCGGGCCGGTGTTGTTGCGCTTCACCCCGGCGGCGTGGAAACCGGTGAAGACTTCCGCGCTGCCCATTGTGCCGTCCGTGTTGAGGCCGGTCGTAGAGGCCGCCTGCATGGTGGACGCGGTGGACGCCCGGCCACAGCCTGCGGCGCTCGGCCCGGAATTGTACCGGGCGTTTGGATCAAAGTTCTTGTCAGGCATAATTGTGTTCTCCGTTGATGATTTATTCCGTTACGCTCTAACTACGCGGGCAGTTTTTGTTCCACCCGTCCCCGCTGACAACAATCGTCTTGGCCACCGTCGGGATCGTCGTCGGGTTCACGGCCCCGGCAGCGTGCGCGCCCATGGACGGGATCGGCACGACCGGGTTGTTCTTGCCCTGCGTGACGCTGCGCCCGGAAAAGTTATAGAGGTCGCGGGCGTATACGTCCACCGTGCGCGGGGGCTTGGGTTTGGGCTGGGCGAGCTGCCATGGAACGGGTGAGGCCATGAATCAAGCTCCTGCGCGGTCGTAGATGAACCGCTGCTTAAGCGCGTCCAGACAGGCGTGGTGGTAGGCAACGTCCGCCGGGGTCAGGTCGTGGCGGCCCTCAAGGAGCCTGTTTACGGTGTGGGTAGCGCGCGTGCTCACGCCTTAACTACGGCGCTGGCAGATGCCCGTGGCGAGGCCGTCCACCGCTGGGCTACAACAGCCTGCGCCTGACCAAGTTTATTCTCTGCTGTCAGGCTAAACAGCCGGTCATTCCAGAACAGTTGTTTGCCGGAAATGACCACGTCCTCCAGCCACTCGCGCTGAGCGCGCGGCAGCCCGGTCAGCGGCACCGGGCTGCCGCTGAGATACTTCTCAGCGTAGACCTTGTCGCCGAAGTCGACCACACGCAGCCAGCCACGCTGCCACATCTCGCCATAGGCGTCGTCGGCGTCGCCCGCCCAAAGCGGGCCAAGCTCAGTCCGGGCAATCCCGTAGTGGCTGTTTTCAGCGGCGGTCGGCTGCCGGACGATACCGTCAGCGGACAGGTAAATTCGTTTCATGGCCTAAAAATAGAGCGAAGGAACAAGTCTGTCAACAGTTTATTTTACTTAGCGGTGCCTAATTCAACACGGCCCTGCACGCCACCGGCGAGCTGACATGGAACGGGTGAGGCCATATCAGTATTCGTGCCACGGTTTTTCCGGCGGGGGCAACGGCACGCGCGACTGCGGCTTGCAGTAGGTGTCGTTACACCAGTCCGTGTGCACGCCAAACGAGCGGAGCAGGTTATTCTCGCGGTTGCGCTTGACGATGGCGGGGGTGCAGGTCATCTGGTGCGCGATGGCATTGTTGCTGCACGACCAGTCAACATCGTCCCAGCTGGCGAGGAGCGGTCTGAGCGGGGCTTCGAGCAGGATGTCTACAGCGTGCGCGGCGGTCACGCCTTAACTATGGAAGATAACGCGTTTAGCCTCTACGTATGAAAAGACCAAGCAAAACAGCTAAACTTAACCTCACGCTCACCGCCGACCATGTGTGCGCGATGCGCTCTACGAGCAGTATAAAAACGACCTGCTCATCGTCATGTACTGACCGGTTACGCTGTCGTTTGCGGTCGCACGTTTTAACTGCGATCTGGCACGTTTTTGGTAAGGAAGAGGCCTATAGCCTACAGATCAGATGCTGACGTGCTAGTGGTGAGCAACGCAGCTTCTTTACCTAGCGTTATCTTGACAAATGCAAACGGTTTTTTACCGGCCTCTTCCTTAACCCGTATATCCACAAAATATATTGAATCTTCACGGCTAAACGGTCTTTTCTGGCCGTTAACCTTAAGTGCTCCAGCTTTCCAGCGCCGCGTAATTTCAGACACCGACAGGTCGGTAAATAGGCGTGGCAGTAACGCGGCTGTGTTAATACCACAGATAAGTTTGCGTTTCGAGATGGTGTAAATCGGTGCACCAACAGAGCCAAACGGTTTAAGAACCGGCGGCCTGTCGTGGTGCAACGGGTCGATATCGTCATCACCGACGAGTGCTGCCGGATCAATATCAGGCTCATCGTAGTCATCCTCGCACAGGCAGTATAAAATAGATTTGGCGGTCATGCTTTAACTACGCAACCAGTTTCTCGACGATCTCGCTGGCATTGCGGCGGCCCAGCCGGGTTTCGACGAACTTGTCCTCGTTGAAGCTGAGCGTCTTCCCGGCCAGCTGCCTGTCCTCGATGAACACACGCTGGGCGCGCGGAAGGTAGCTTGCCCGGCTGATGGTCGGATTTTCAACGTAGAGCACGGTGTCCAGCTCGTTGACCCGCAGGTAGCCAAGCTTGAACATTTCGGCGTAGGCGCTGGCATAGTCGGTCTGGAACATGAGGCTGCCCCGGCTCTGCTTGTTGTTCCGCAAATGCTGCGGCTTGATACCGCGCTTAGCCAGAACGACTTTAGCTAGGTCGTAATGCTGGCCGGGTGGTGTCGGCCTGCCGTTGGTGTCGATCCAGTATTTCATGACAAGGCTAGAATAGGGCGGTCAGACTGCTTAGTCAACATTTAATTTTATTAAGCCTGTGCTGCCTTAACTACGGCACCTGCTGGCCGTTGATCTCGCGCAGGTAGCGTTCCAGTGTAGGCCGGGACATCTGGTAGCGTGCCATGAGTTCCGACTGCGTGGACGTCAGCAGCAACGGATCAGCCCGCATCAAGGCCTTCACCGCGTCGCGCTTGGCCTGCTGGGTGGCCTTGGACGCGGCGGTGCGGGCCGCTGCGGCGTCAGGGGCCTGCTTAACGCCCAGCTTGGCCTGCCGCATCTTCTCCTTGGCCGCAGCGGACTTGGCCACGCCCGTGCCGACGCCGAGCACGCGTTTGGGCATGTGGGCGGACGCCTCCTCGAACCAGCCCTCGCGCTTGGCGGTGCGGTAGGAGCCTTGGCTGCCGTCGATCCACGCCTGCTTGGTGGTGAACCGGCGGGCGTCCGCGAGGACGAGTTCGCGAGTCCACTCCTTTACCCGGCGCACGGTGCCAAGACCGCCACCGTCAGAGACATTCAGCATCGTCCAGCCGTCGGCGCGGTAGCGTTCGATCCAAGTCGACTCCTCTTTGATAACCGCGTCCGGGGAGCCAATGCCAGTGGACACGTGCCTGTGTAGGTAGGCCGGGCAGATCGCAGTATGGTCGTACACAGGGCCGCGTGTGAGGTGCTCTGCGAGGCGCTCCTGTGGCCGGAATGACAGGCCGACGTAGGCGTAGCGGTCAGCGAACTCGAAGACGTACACGACGTAGTCACCGGCGTAGGGGCTGGACTTGGGCGTCATGTGGGCGGTGGCGCGTTTGAAAACGTCAAGACGCCGCCGGGCGGCTTGGTACGCTGCGGCATGGTGCACCTCCGTTGCACGCTTCCAGTCGCCCTTGTGCTGGTAGTGCGAGGCTGCTTCGATAATAGCGTCAGCGCTCCACGTCCGGCTGTTCGTGTTGCCGATCGTGCCGTGTTGCATGTGGCCGCAACATTTGGCCATGAATGCCTTGCCACGGTGAAGAGCCGCACCGTAGTGGCTGTATTCTCCGTGTGCCCTGTCGAGTAGGCCACGGGTGCGCCACGCCTCGCGTGTAGGGTACAGCGCTGCGTCTGCAATCAGTTCTGCGTCCGTATACGCCTTAATCAAGGCCGCACGCTTTGCACGTTCCACGTGAGATACAGGAGGCAGCAGCCGCTCCACAACAGCAAGATGCCCACTTTGTTTTACCCAAGTGTATGCGTCAAAATACCTGCGTTGGAAGTCAGAGTAACTATCGCAGCGCTTCACACGTTCTAGGACGTAATCTAGGTTGAATTCAGTTTTCATGTATGTAGTTTACACCAGACCTATAAAAAGTCAAACGAGTAGTGCTAATTTTATACTATACCTGTTCATATTTAAGTTAACATTTTTAGCTGTTACTGGAAAAAAAAACCCGCTCTTTTTAGGGAGCGGGTTGTTGAAACTGCAATGATTACGTGGCTTATCCAATCGTCTGTCCAAAAGCAGTTGGGCTATTTTGGACTAAGCCACGGCAAAACATCTTGCTGTTGACGCACTTACGCGCGAAGCTCGTCGCGAATCCGCGTTGGTGGATGAAGTCGGGCAGAACCACGTCAGGAGTGGTGTACAGTTTCTGGTATTCCGCCAAAACGTACCCCGTCGTGAGAAACTGGTCGCCTTTGTGTCCGACGAGGAACTCGTTCGTGGGATAGTGCGGGTCAGCGAAGACCTTCTTGTTGCCGAGGTCGCCGATGTAGGTGATGCCCTGCATCTGCACCCGGTTGTTCTTCGGCACGAACTGCGGCAGCGTGGCGACGACGGTTGCCGCTTGGAGACCCAAGAGCAGCCAGTTGCCCGCGACCATGTTCGTGGCAGCGAAGATGAAGTTCGAGGCGGTCTCGAACGCATCGATGATGCTGAACTTGTGCGTCTGGTAGTTGACGTTCGCCGGAGCGATCGCGTCCCACACCACGAACCCGGCGTCAGCCTTGGCCCGCAAGTCGAAAATGACTTGGCGGTGCTTCTGGTATTGCAGGGCGTTCGTCAGGGCGTTGAGCAGGACGCTCTCGGCCTTGATGTTATACATCGCTTGCAGGTTCTGGTCGGCTTCCTCGCTCCACAGCGTTTTGAGCTTCATCACCTTGGCGGTGACGGGCGTGCTGCTGAGCTTCATCTCGTAGTCCTGAATCGCGAGATTGCCTTCCGAGTTGAACGCGTAGGTGATGGTGTAGTCGGTCGCGGTGGCCGCGCTGATCGTGACGGTGCCCGCGCCGGTGCCTTGATAGACAATGGTGCCGATGGCCGCGTTGGTGGCCACGTTGATGATCTGGCCGTTGCCGTCGTCAGCGAAGTTCACGCTGCCGGAGGTGTAGGAACCGCTGATGGTGCCGGGGCGCAGGGGCGTCCATTCGAGCACGATCACACCGGAACCGTTGGTGGTGCCAGTTTCGTCCTGCACGACTTCGTCACCGTCGTCGTCGCGGTCAACCGCGCCTTGCAGGGCACGCCACATCGGCGCACCGGCGGGCGTGCGGCCTTTGCGGCGACCGGTCACGATGTCCATGTAAACGATCTGCGACACCGGGCCTGCCATGGGCTGCAAAGCCACCAGCTGGTCGATCACGTCGTTTTCGGACATGTTCGCGATGATCGGGAAAATCCACTTGTCGAATGTGCCGAGGGACGTCGTCCGGGTGACTTCGTCCAAACGGCCAAAACGGCTGCGGCAGTTTTCCAGCATGATCGCGGCAAGCGGGCGCTTGTGCTCCGGCATGTGCTGCACGAATTCCTTCCAGCCGCGCGCTTCCCAGAGGCCGCGCGAGTTCTTTTCGGGAATGCCCAGCGGGGTTTCAGCGAGGCGATAGCCCCACTCCAGAACGTCCATGAAACGGGAGATGTGCCCACCGTCGGACGCGAGTACCGGTCTTCCACTTTCAGTTAGGATTACCATAATCGTTTATTTGTTGTTGTTGTGTTGTTTGTGCTGCTTTTTACTTGGTGACGGGGGGAGTTTGGCTAAGCCGCTGTACCAACTCCACGGATTCGTTAATCGAGCT